CTCAGGATTATCTCAGATGACCTTAATCAGCCTGAACTGGCGGTAACTGGCCGAGATCAGCCTCGACTAGAAACAATGTGGCCTGACGCGGCTGGTTCGTTTGGGGCTGAGGTGGGGGGCTGGGCTTTACAGCATTTGGGCATTGAGTTGATGCCGTGGCAACAGCGTGTGCTCGACGGTCAGTTGTTGTTTGATAGCGACGGGGATTTTTTGCATCGTATGTCAATGGTTTCTACGGCGCGTCAGAACGGTAAGACCGTTGCATTGACGGCGCTGGTCGGTTGGTGGCTGACCGAGATGCCTAAGCACCGGGGCACACCGCAAACCGTATTATCTACCGCGCACCGTCTTGACTTGGCGGTCATGTTGTACGACAAGTTGGCTGACATTCTCGAGTTGCGGTTTGGTGCAAAACTTATGCGGTCGTACGGTCGCAACCAAGTCACCATGCCCGACGGGTCAAAGTGGTTTATCCGTGCAGCCAACTCAAGTGTCGGTCACGGTATGAGTTGCGATCTAATTGTTGCCGACGAGATTTGGGATATTGGCTCGACTGTCATTGACGGCGGTTTGTTACCAGCCCAACGCGCCCGACGATCACCGCTATTGTCGGCGTGGTCAACGGCTGGTACTGAAGCAAGTACGGCTATGCAGCGTTGGCGTGAGCAGGGGTTGCGATCTATTGACCGTGGCGAGCCGTCATCGTTGTATTTTGCTGAGTGGTCGCCGCCGCCTGACATATCGCCTATGGATAGTCGCGCTTGGGGTTGGGCAAACCCAGCGCTCGGCAAAACGTTGACGTTAAAAACTATTGAGGCTGAGAGTGAGAACCCTGATCGTGCGTCGTTTTTGCGCGCGTCATGCAACCTTTGGGTTGCGTCTGACAAGTCGTGGATTGCGCCGGGTTTATGGCCTGAACTTGAGTACACCGACCCTATGCCTGACGGCGGCACAGTCGCTATCGAAACCAGCCTGACCGACGACCGATATTTTGCGACCCGCGCAGTCGTGCTTGACGATCGGCGCACCGTCGTTACCGTCGAGTTTGTTTGCGACACCTACGACGAAATGTTGCGACACGTTGAACGCCTAGCAAAAAACACGGCAATCAAATTTGCTATTAGCCCGTCAATCGATATCCATTGGCCGTTAGCGCTTGAACGCCGACGCGCCGTAGTTGGTTATGGCGAAATACTCAAATTTACGCCACGCATCAAATCAATGATCAACGAAAAACTTCTTTGGCATACGGGCGAAAATATGCTTGCCGAACACGTGCAACGAGCCGTCGCAGTCAGGTCACAAAACAGCATTGCGTTATCGTCGCAGCGATCACCCGGCCCGATCGAGTTGGCTCGGTGCTTGGTTTGGTCGGCGGCGCTTGCATCACGACCTACCGCAACAGGCAAACCTATGATCGTTGTCGCTGGTGGCTAGTATCGTCACGGGCGGCCGTTAGGTTCTTACTTTCTCGGTTGACGCTTAGCGGTCGCCTATCAACACCCGTCAAATAAATTGGTGGCATACTTACAACATGGCGATATTTTCACGGTCAGTAAACAAGGCGGCGATATCGCCTGAGCCAACTAAAGCGGCAGCCGCAGGCGGTGGCTACTACTCAGCAAACACCGCTGGTATGAACATGATCGGCCAGTACTACTCATACGTTGAAGGCGACGCGCGTAATCGTGCAATGAGCGTACCAACCGTTAGTCGAGCGCGCGATTTGATGGCCAGCGTCATCGGCTGTATGTCGCTCAAACAATATTCGGAAATCTGGAACGGCGACGAAATGGAAAAAATACCGATGGCCCCTCGCACTTGGTTACGACGCATAGACCCGACATTGCCAAACAGTTTTATTATGTCGTGGACATTTGACGATCTATTTTTCTTTGGTCGCGCATTTTGGTATATCACTTCACGCACAGCCGACGGTTACCCAGCATCATTTACTCGACTACCCGCCGCAATGGTCAACACACTTGACCAAGCAGGCCCGGTGTGGTTTGCGCCGTCAAAAGAAATTACATTTCAAGGCGGTGCGCTAAACCCTGATGATCTTGTGCAATTTTTGTCGCCGATACAAGGCATTATTTATATGAGCGAAAAAGCGATTGCGACAGCGTTACAACTTGAGGCGGCACGGTTTAGAAATTCATCGTCGGCTATACCGGCTGGCATTTTGCGTCAAACTGGTGGCGAGCCATTGTCAGCGCAGGAGTTAGCCGATCTTGCGGCAGCGTTTAATGCGGCTCGAGCAACAAACCAAACTGCCGCGTTAAACGAATTTGTCACTTACACCGAAACATTAACCAGCCCTGACAAAATGTTGCTGATTGAAAGCGCCGAGTTTCAAGCAATGGAAATGGCACGACTATGCAATATTCCGCCGTACCTTGCAGGCGTGTCAGTCGGCTCGTACTCGTACCAGTCATCGGCAGAAGCGCGCATGGATTTGTGGACATTTGGCGTACGTGCTTACGCGGATTGCATTGCTGGCACACTTAGCCAAAACAACGTGCTTCCTAACGGGACCTTCTGCGAATTTGATGTTGAGGATTACCTGAAAGGCGAGTACTCGATGAGTGATTACCGTGAGGACAATTCCGAAACCCCGATACCAAATGGAGTACTATAAATTTTATGATCAGATTATCCCCTTCACAGATCACGGTTGACGCAGCGGCGGCAGAGGGCTTGCCGTCGCGCTCAATCTCGGGCGTAGCAGTCACCTACGACGAAACAGCGACCGTCAATGACGGTACAAAGGTGCGCTTTTTGCAAGGGTCGTTGCCAGTCACGGGGCGCGACCCGAAACTTTTTGGACAACACGACAGCAACCAAATTATTGGCAAAGTTGTGGAGCGTCTCGACACGCCGCAAGGCATGATGTTTACGGCCAAGATTAGTCAAACACGGTTGGGTGATGAGTATTTGACGCTTGCAAATGACGGCGTTATTGACGCGGTATCTGTAGGCGTAACCCCAACAAAATTTAGTTACGACGAGGCAGGCGTAATGATCGTCGAGGCCGCCAACTGGTCGGAATTGTCGCTAGTCAGCGAGGGCGCGTTTAGTGGCGCGGTCATAACCGAGGTCGCAGCAAGCGCACCCGAGGAGACTATCCACGAAACCGAGCCAGCAGTAGAGTTACAATCAGAACAAGACACAACAAAGGACACAACCCCTATGAGCGAAACACAAGAAACACCAGCAGTCGAGGCAGCAGCAACAGTTGAAAAATTGTGGGCGCAACCAAAACGCAAATTTGATTTACCAACAGCAGGCGAATATCTTGCCGCGATGCACATTGGCGGCGAAACATTCCGCAACGTTGCAGCAGCAGCACGTGAGTTCGCTCTCAACAATCGCAGCGCACTTCAAGCAGCCGCAGGCGATGTGACCAGCGGCGATACGCCCGGTCTCTTGCCGACGCCGGTACTCGGGCCAGTATTTGCTGACCTCAACTACATTCGACCAGTTGTTGCAGCGATCGGTGCGCGCGCAATGCCTGACGGTGGCAACCAAAAAACATTTATCCGACCAACATGGACAACACACACAAGCGTTGCATCGCAGTCGACTGAATTGACAAGCGTTAGCGCAACGACCCCCGTGATTGCCTCGAACGTGGTCACAAAAACTACCTTAAGTGGCCAAGTGACCTTGTCCGTTCAAGATGTTGATTTCACGTCGCCAGCAGCAATGCAAATAATTTTGCAAGACCTTGTTGGTCAATACATGTTAAAGAGCGATGACATTGCAGCCGACGCAATCGCAAACGGCGCAAGCGCATCAGGTTCGACATGGACAGTTACAGCCGACGACCCGTCAACGCTGATCGCAGCAATGTACGACGCGGCAACAGACATCTTGAACGCAACAAACTTCTTGCCTGATCACGTTTTCGTATCACCTGACGTTTGGAAAAAACTCGGTAGCCAACTCGATCAAGACAAACGACCAATTTTCCCATACGCAGGCGTAGCGGGTCTTATGGGCGTAAACGGCATGGGTGCAGCAAACATCACAGTTGCAAACACCTTTAACCCGTTTGGTCTTAACCTTGTAGCAGATCGCAACTTTGCAGCAGGCACATTGTTTGTTGCTCGCGGCGCAGCCTGCGAGTTCTACGAACAAGTACGCGGCCTGATGTCAGTCGAAGTACCGGGCACACTTGGCCGAACATTCAGTTACTACGGCTACGTTGCAACGTTCATCGCTGACAGCGACATGGTTAAATACATCGTCGTTAGCGGTTAGTCGAGTAGCGGCGTAACCGCTATGGCAACATATCTAACAGCATCAAAACAGTTGTTAGGCAACTACGCCTGCATATCTACGCTCGAGCCAACCGACATACAAGTTGGCGACAGCGTAGTTGTAGGCGCGTTAGGCGCACCGTTTAACGGCACGTTCACCGTCTTAAAATGCCCGCAATACAAATACACGGGCGTTGACAGCGAGACTGGCGAATGGACATTTGACGCAACAATCGCAATACCCAACCAGTTGCTTTACGCTTGCACGGGTGACGATGTCGAATTCGCGGCGATCTACACAGGCACAGTCGCGTTCACACCGACCTGCACATGGATTACGGCAGCAAACCTAGTCACGTATTTGGGTGTGTCAATAACTAACCCGTCAGATGATTACACCCTGATAACGCAGGCCGTGAGCGCTGGCAACCAGTTTTGCAGTCGCCGTCGAGCCGAGGCAGGCTATAACGACAGCCTTACAACGTCGCCTAGCGGTGATGTCACGCTCGGCACTTTGATGTACAGCGCGGCGTTGTGGCGTTCGCGTGGCTCGCTCGAGAACGTGTTTGCGTCGTTTGACGGCATGGGTACAGCACCCCAGCAATCGTTAACGCCGATCGTTAAACAGTTGTTAGGTATTGACCGACCAGCGGTTGCCTGATGCCCGCACCATACACCGACCTATTTAATGAGACGCTAGACGATCTTGCTACGACGCTGACCGCGATCACGTCGTTGCGTGTCGTGACCGACCCGACGAAACTTGTGCCAAATTGTGTGTTTATTCAAGCGCCAAGTTTTACGACGATTGCTGGCAACGGCAACATCGTACGCATGGACTATCCGATCAAAGTTGTTGGTAGTGGCCCAGCAGGTTTACCCGTGTTGCGCGAAATATTGCAAATCACGGCAACCGTTTTAGGGTCGGCAATAATCGTCATGTCGGGTCGCCCCGGCACACTTGACATAGGCGGGCAAGAATACCCGTGCTACGACCTATCGGTCGGCGTACAAGCACAAACAGCGTAATACACACCGACAGGCAATCGTTATGGTAAAACTATAGGTACAAGACAAAAGGATTAACACATGGCAACTAGCACCTATCTATCAAACCCAGTCGTTTTAATCGGTGCGTCAAGCGCAGCGACAACCGACATCACCGACCAAGTATCCGCAGTTACCGTCAACTATGTTGTCGAAGCACTTGAAGACACCGCGTTCGGCTCGACTGCCCGCACCAACACCGCAGGCCTGCAATCAAACAGCGCAACATTGACTTTGTATGCGTCGTACGCAACGTCAGAAAGTTACGCAACATTGTCAGCGCTCGTCGGCACAAAATGTTATATCAAAGTAACCCCAGCGTCAGGCTCGAACACAGCCACTAACCCTGGGTTCGAGTTAACTAATACCTTTCTAAGTGCGTTGCCCGTGATAAATGCCAACCTCGGGGAGCTGAGCGTATATGACGTAGAACTCGTGGGCGGCTCGTACACAGTTGACGTAACATGATCTAACGTGCCAATACTGGCCGAGAACAGGAACAGGCAATGAGATTAAAATTAAAAGTTGATTTACAAGACGGCACAGCGCCACTCGAATTGACAACAAATATGTTTGTTATTTGCGAGTGGGAAAAAACCGAGGGTCGCAAAATTAGCGACGGCAAAGGCATCGGCTATACCGATCTAGTTTGCTGGGCATACAACTTGTTAAAACTTAGCGGCGAAAAAATGCCCGCAACATATCGTGATTGGGTTAAAGCAAACCCAAACATGACGATCGAGGCGATTGACGAAACAAACCCAAACCATACGGCGTAGGCAGTTACCGACGGCAACTAGCCGAATTGCTAGTTGCAACAGGGTACTGGCCTACGGCAATCGAGTTTGACACGCGCGACCTGATAACGGTGATTACGATATTAAATAAGCAAAAGAGGTAGCGCAATGTCAGCATCAACAACTATTGAGGTCGTCGGCATTAAAAAGACGATCAATTCGTTGCGCAAAATTGACCCGCAATTGCAAAAAGATTTTAAGGCTGACGCAACCGCGATCGCCCAGCCAGCAATACAAGCAGGCAAAGCCGTTTACAAAGATTTGCCGTTATCGGGTATGCGTTATGCGTGGACACAAAACGCCCGCAAAATATTCCCGTTCGTACCGAGCAAAGCAGCCAACGGGGTCAAGATGCGGTTTGACACTCGACGTAATGCCGTCGGCGTAATACTCATAGAACAAAAAGATGTCGCGGCAGCCGTGTTTGAAACAGCGGGTCGCGCGAACGCAAACAAGTTAGGTAACGCGCTCGGGTTTGTTGGCGCTGGTCGCACTCGACTGATCGGGCCAGCCGTGTATAAAGCGCGTCGCGGTATTGAAGCCGAGATGACAAAAATGATCGCTAAAACTATGCGCACCGTGCAAAGCGAGTTATAAACATGGCACTATCTATACCTATTGTCAGCGAGTTTGACGGCAAAGGCATTGACAAAGCAATCAAAGAATTTAAGCAATTAGAAACCGTCGGCGAAAAAGCACAATTCGCAATTAGGAAAGCAGCGCTACCAGCGGCGGCGGCGTTGACGGCGGTTGCAGGTGCGTTGGGGTTGGCGGCTAAAGCGGCAGCCGAGGACGAGCAACAGCAAGCGATTTTGGCTAACACTATGCAAAACGTTGTCGGTGCTACTGATGCGACGGTTGCAGCAACTGAAAACATGATCGCGGCGATGTCAAGGGCAACGGGTACGGCTGACAGCGAGTTACGCCCAGCGTTTGCCGCATTATTAACCGGCACTAAAGATATTGGTGATGCAACTAAAGCATTGGCGCTTGCGCAAGATATTGCGATTGCTACTGGCACAGATTTACAAACCGTCAGCGACGCATTGAGTAAAGCGTATGCAGGCAATATGAAAGGTTTGCAGGCATTATCGCCTGAAATGAAAGGTTTGATTAAGGAAGGCGCGTCGCTCGATGTTGTGATGATGGCATTGTCAGACAATTTTGGTGGTGCGGCAGCGGCATCGGCACAAACAGCAGCAGGGCAATTTAAGATATTAAAAAACAGTTTGGAAGAAACTAAAGAAAGCATCGGTGCAGCGTTGTTGCCTGTGTTGCAAGCCGTGTTACCGTATTTGCAACGGTTGGCTGATTGGGCGCAAAAAAACCCTAAAGCATTTTTATATGTTGCAGGCACAATCGCAGCCGTCACAACTGCAATAACCGCGTTAAATTTTGTGTTGGCGTTAAACCCGTTTGTTGCTATGGCGGCCGCAATAATTGCCGTGTCATCAGCAATGGTTTATTTAGAACAAAAAACTAATGCGTTGTCAAATGCGTGGGGTCGGTTTGGTGCGGTTATTCGACTTGTTCTTGGCCCGTTATATGACGTGTTTGCGTTGGCTGGCAAATTGGGGTTGATTGACAAAATAAATATGCCAAGTTTTCCAAACACGTCGTATTCTGCCGCGACATCAAATTTGCCCCCAGCATTACGTTATGCACCTACACCGATTGTTACGCCGTCAATGCCGACATTGACTACGCCAATTGTTGGTGGTGGTGGCGGTGGCGGTAACTCGACTGGCGGCGGTGGTGGTGGCGGTGGTGGCGGTGTTGGTGGCGGCGGCGACTTAGTAACTATTCAA